CCTATCTCTTCTAACTTAAGGTTCTCGTGATAGCGCAGCATAAGAATGTGCTTATCTTCTTGCTCTAATTCTTCATAACATTTCTTAATATCAATAAGCATATTCAGTAGGTTGCCACCTTCTGCAGGTGAGGAAGAACCTTTAGGTTGACCATCGCGGATCATCTCTTGCGCCTGCTCTAGTACAGTGCCATCAATAACTGATGCAATAACGTATGGCAGTAGTTGACCTAACGTACCAGTCTGATAGTAAGCCTCATCTGATAACTGATAGCCAGACTTAACTGCCTTCTCTTTGCGACAGTAGCGTTCTGCTACACGCTTCATCTGCCACGCTATTCGCTGCTCGTTATGCCTGCGCTCATTGGTATCTTCTACACCCAGCTGCTCGTTAATATATTCAGCACGCGTAAGCGCCCACTGCATACACTCTTGTTTAATATCATCGCGCTCTACCCACTTGTTGTATTGGTTATGCACAACACGTGCAATACTGGGTACGATGTCAAAGATAGCAGGGTTTATCTCAGTCACTGTTGCCTTCTTTAAGAAACTTAAGGACATTTTCTAGTGGTATTTCACGCTTCTCAAATGAACCCATAGCAGAGTTACATTTGAAACAAAGCAAGCCACGAACTTTACCTGTCTTATGATCGTGGTCTACTGCTAAACGATAGACTTTCCCATCACGATTAGAAGTTTCTGGCTGTTTACAGATAGCACATAAACCATCTTGTGCTTCGTGCATAGCGTCATAATCTTCAATAGTTAATCCGAACTGAGCAAGGTTGCGCTCTCGTTCTCTATCAGGATTCTTAGACTTCCATTTATGTACATACTTCTTGTACTTTTCTGGTTCTTTTGAACGCTTATCACGTGCTTCCTGTACCAAGCGTTCCTTATGTTTAAGATAATAACGCTGTTGTCTAGTTAGGCCATCTTTCATTTATCATCCGACATTTCAGGCCAGACTTCATCGAGCACCATCATTGCTATCGCTGAATAATTTAATAGGTCTAAGAAACTATCTCTAAGAGATTCATTGGATGGCTTTACGCCATTGTCTAGTAAGTTATTTATTCTCGCTATCTTATCCCAAATCCGTACACGCAAACCATTGAGTGGTCCACCAGGTGAGTGCGCTATATTCTTTGGGCCGTAGTCGTGATGCTTACGGATAAGTAAGTTACCAGCTTGGTCCATAATGCGCCAGACTTCGTCTACAAAAGCATCATCTACCTTGTCGGTATAGGCCGCACTAGTAAGGTCTCTGTTTCCAAATCCACTTCGAGGATCTGAAAGCCCATAGTAACCAAAGTCTGTATCATCTGTTGCCATTCGGTCTTATCCATTCTCTTCACCGACTAACAAAGTCTTGGTAGCATCTGCACCATAGGCTAAGTAGTAGTCGTTAATGTCCATATTGGGTGGTAAGGTTACTATTGTACTGTTAAGTACCTCACTCGCAACACGCTTAGCGAACTCAGCACCAGGGTTAGAGCCATCTTCTTTTACGTCGTTATCTCCAACAACATATACAGTGTCATAACCATTGAGTAACTTAGCAAAGTGTGGCTTCCAAGCCTGCACTCCAGGTACACCCACTGCTGGTATACCAAGCACACCTGAGACTATGACTGTATCAAGTTCACCTTCACATACAATGATGTGCTTACTCAAGATAGTGGTATCAACTACGTTATAGAGGTGTGCCTTCTGCCCAGTAGGTGATCCATACTTAGGCTTACCATCATCTAACCTGCGAAACTTAAAGCCTACGCAACTACCCATAGCAGTTATGTATGGAATAGATATCCAACCATCGTGCATCTCGTGACCATTGGCAGGTTCATAGACGCTGCCTAACATATAGAGCGCAGCTATCTCTTCAGATATCCCACGTTCTGTTAGCGCGACGATTGCCTCTGGACTTATTTGCTGTGCGTATCGCTGCGCCGCTTCCAGCAGCAATTTCGACTGCGCGTTTGAGGCCATCATTGAACTCCAAGTTCTCTAGTATGCACACTAGGTTAGCTGCATTACCACCCTTGCCGCAGGTATGGCAGTAGTACAAGTTATCGTACGTGTTAATGACAGCAGATCGTCTACTGTCACTATGTAAGCAGCACCGGACACTAGCTGACTTACCTTCCCTTACTTCACCGCCAAAGAATCTAACGATGACATCTATTGGGATGTCGTTGGCGTTAATGTCTCCTTTGAAACCTTTGACCTTACGAACCCTGGACCAGTCCTGTGCTGGCATACACACCCCTTAACGTCGCACTTGTCGTGCCAGTGTGCAGCACGTTTGAGATGACCTAGAGAGTTCTCCTCTCCAGCTTTACTACAGTTTGTACATATCACGCTTGGTCAAGTTCCTCTTCGGATGATACTTCTTCTACTGCTTCTTCTATTGTTTCTTCTGGTGCTGGAACCCAAGTCTCTGTGCTTGTGATTTGACCTTCAGGTGTTGGTGTCATTATTGTTACTACCTTTCCCCATCTCTGGGATTGTGTCATCGGCTTACCACGCTGTGCGGTACGTCGTCTACGCTTAAGAGGTCTATTGGCAACAGCCATTATGACTTCTCTTTCAACCATTGTGTTAAGTCTTGGACCACCCAAGCCTTTTCTATACCAGAGTTGCGACGCTTAACTACAACATAATGCAGTGGCACTTCCCCAACACCACGAGCCTTAGCGTAGTTAAGCGCCTCAACTTCTGCCTGCCTCCAGAACTCCGGTAGGTTTAACCTTGCGGTGTTCTTGAGTTCTAGTATGTAGGTCTGTCCCGAGATCACTACAACTAAATCACCTTCGTCATCTTTACCCGCTAGACGTAAGCGGTCTGCTATTTGACCCATAGATCGTAGCCATTTCATTACATCAATCTCAAAGGCAGCGCCCTTAGCCTTATTGTACTTCGGACTGCTCATCTTTACCTGTGTCATAGATGGCATTGCCATCGTTATCAATCTTAATCTTAAATACTTTCAGCTCAATCAAAGCCATTACAAGGTTAGCCATATCAGCCTTGAGTTGCTTAATCTCGTTCTGCATATGTTGGTATTCTCTGCTTGCCATTACACTGCCACCTCGTGTCCGTATTCATCTTCTGGAATAATATCACCAGTGTATCCAGCACGTGCATCACGTGTGAACATAGCACCATAGGCATTCTTATCTGATATCTGGCAGTTGCCATAACTCACACTGAGCATCGCATAATCCTTTCCATCTGCAGCGTGTGGACCAAAGCGGTTCTTAACTGCAGCAATCTTAAGTTCATTGTACTCAGGGTTGTAGCCCAGCGTAAGTATCAGTGCAGGTAACTGACTGACCTTGCCGTGAATAGCACGTCGTGCTGGTGGTTCAGTAGGTGACCCATACTCTGACTGCTCAGAGACGTGGTGCAGTACTAGTACACAAGCCTCAGTCTTACGTGCCATATCGTGAAGCTCCATCATAATTGCACGAAGCCCAGCCCATTCGTTGTCTGTCTCTGCAGCTACATTCATAAGGTTATCTATGATGATCAACTCAGGGGCTTGGCCGTACAACTCGACATAAGCCTTAATCTCCAACTCGATATCATCGAGTGACGGACTGGAGTCAAAGACCCACTTGATATGTTTTAATCTATCGAAGTGTGTGTCGTAGTAGTGTGAATCAGTAGATAAATGCTGCTCCACGTTTACTTGATTATGACCTGATACGTGCGCTGCTGCTCTCAGCATTACAGTTGTTGTATCTGTATCTGCTGAGAAGAACAGCGTTGGTACCTTGGCCTTGACTGCATAGATAAGTGCAAACATAGACTTACCAGCGTTCGGTGCTGCAGCTACCATACAGACTTGTCCCCTACGGAACTTAATCTGCTTGGCAGATAGCGCGGTCCACACATCAGGAAGAGGTGTTGCTTTAGTAAGCACTGCTGACCACGCACGCTGTAGATCAAGCACAGAACTCTCCAAACGGAAGGACAATGTTTCTTTGTTTACGAATTTCTTTTCTTTGGGTTTCATTAAGACCGCCCCAAATGCCAAAGCGTTCGTGTCGGATACCCCAGTCAGCGCACTCTGCTTGATGAACACAGCTTCCACAAATAGAAACAATCAATTTCTTTTCAGGGAAGTGAGTGCTTGCCTCTACTGGGTAGTACATCTCTGTGTCTACACCTTTACAACGTGGCTCCTCAAAATTCCAAGGACCACGCATCTGTTAACGGACCCAGATAGTCTCGCATTTATCCGCTGCACCCTTCGGTGCTGCACACATATAGCCCTGCCAAGGACCACGAGCCGATGTTCCTGTCTTAAATGCCATCACTCCGTGACGACAAGACTTTGTGCCAGGTGCTTCTACTGGAGCAGCAACTGGTGTTGCAGCGAACTGCGCTTGAATGTTTGATACTGCAGCAGCAGTAGCGTTGCCACCACCAAGGTCAGCACCTGTTGCCTTGATAAGTGATGCCACCATACCAAGGTCGTTAAGACCTGTCTCAAGATCCTTGACATCTGTTGCATAAAGATTGATAAGAGTTCCATCAGATAACTTGTAGTTAATCTGGAACTTTGTGTTTTCGTTTGCAGCCATTTACTTTCCTCCGATTGATTTAATGTTTAGTCTTGTAGATTCAGTACCGATAATCTTTGGTACAAAACCTAGAAGTTTCTCAACTTCCTTTGCATCAACTGTCTCACGACCTTTGACTGTTGTCCAGCTTATTTCGATACCACTTTTGGTAGTACCAGTACTGCCTTCGAGGGAAGCCTTCAAAGAATCTTTCTCTTTCTCCAGCTCTTTTATCTTGCTATCCAACTGTAGGTAGTGCAGCGCGTGCTTGTCAACTTCTGCGTCCTCAATCACGACTTCACTAAGG